ACAAGTAGACCGATAATAAATCGATCTACTATAATTTCTGATTTTGGTTTTCTATACATTAAAGCACCTGTCTCGCTTCGTTGTATAACTTTTCAAATTCATCGTGAGGAATTCTTGATTTTTTAGCGCCTCCGTCAATTTGTGTTAAGTGTTTGCCAGTCGTTCTGGACCAAACGTTTTCGCTCACGAAAAGTTTCCCATATCTTTCGAATGCAACTGGAGTCGCATAGGAATAGTAAGTATTAAATCCGAATGAGGACTCTTTTCTTAAGCTTTTAGTCGTATTTAAATAAAATGTAGTCATTTTTTGCTCCTTTTGTTTGTTGTGGGTCTCATCAGTATGCCCCTAACCCTAGGCATAGACGCGCTCACCGTGGAACGCGTTTCGTGGATTATTTGTTTTCTAAGAACCACTGTTTTACTTTTTCAACAGTGTCGACATAGCCACCCTCTGGCTCGTCGTCTGTTCTTACTGGTGGATTGAAAGCGTAGAGATCATCGTAATCAACGTTTCCGTCATAATAAAAAACGTTTTTCTTTGCTAAAGACCCAAAGACACCTTTTAGAGTATCTATTTCGAGATGCTTTAGTCTTTCGTCCTCAACAATGTCACCAAATGAAATAAAATTTGGCTCAAATGCACCGTCTAAACAAACTTGCAAAACAAGTTCTTCTTTTTCTGTAAATGTAATGTTAGTCATTTTTGCTCTCTTTCTTGAATATATAAATATTCATGATTACCCAAAGCGAGTAATCAAAAATATTTAATCGGAAAAATTTTCCAGAACTACTTGTTTACACTCTTTTAAAGTATCTAAAGTAGTAACCCATTCGGTTGTTTCAAATGTTTCAGTATCACTCAAGACAACTCTGTATCCATTTGGATAACTTTCGTCATACTCTCGAACTAAAGATTTATGAGTTTCTACTAGAGCCAAGGCCCATTCCCAACCGAATTGAGTCGGAATGTTTGAACACTCGAACTTATGTTTGTTGTGAAAGATATTATAAAAGCCAGAGGCTATTTTTTTAGTTTTCATTTTTTTGCTCTCTTTCTGAATGCTTATGCATTCATGATAAGGCTAACTCAGTAGCCCTATCAAAAATACATAATTTGAATTCTGTTTGACTGTTTCCTTATCGGTGTCACCGATTGAGCTCATTGCTCTGAAGACTTGCTCTCAGCGTCTCAAGATAAGGTTTGGAAGCTTACCCTGATTGGTTCGAGTTATCTACGCACTGAGGGGCAAGTATGTAGCGCCCAACCTCAGCAACCCACCGAGTCCGAAGACCCAAGAAACTTAATTCTTTGAGTGTTTTAGCACCTTAGACCTGAAGACTAGAATATCGTGGGCATTAGACCTACCGTCAAAAGACGCGCTTGGCTTATTGTTTTCTAGTGCAGTTTCTAAAGTATGGTTTGTTGTCATCTAAGTAAGACCTTAACGATATTTACGATAAAGTCAAACATTCTTAGATAAAAAAAGATAAATAATTGAGAAAAAAATGAAAAAAATTAGAAAAAAGTCGAAGTTATCCACAGGCATTTTTTTGCGTTTTAAGAGCGTTTTAAAAAGGTCCGTGTATGATTTTATTAGATAATTTATTATATGCTCTATGGCTCTTAAAAGGGATTTAAAGGCTATTTTTTTTATGGGAAGTTGTTATAATTTAATGCAAATTGCGACAAGGACCGTTGACCGTGGTTAAAGTGGGAGCGAACAAAGTATGAACGCTTCGAGGGACGCGCGTCGTGGGTCGCGGACAGTACAAGAGGTTTTTTGAAAAAATAAAAAAAAAATAAAAAAATATTTTAAAACAAGTGTGATAGTGTCCGCTTATGTGTTTTAACCTTAATTAGGTGGGTTTTACCTATCACACTACTCATTTTTAGAAGTGTGCATAGTGTCCGCTTGTTTGTTGAAAAATAAGGGTTTTTTAACCCTCTAGGCAATTAGACCCTTTTTCAAAATTGATTATTTTAAAAGAAGTTGTCAGAAAATCTCTAGTACCAATTTGTTAAATAATGATTAAGATGTAACGGTGTATTTCAAATGAGTGCTGAAAAGAATTTATACAAAATAGTTAAAGATAAACTGTCTGATTTTAATCCAATTAGGATTGAAACAACTACAATAAACGGTTTTCCTGATTTGATATTGTTCAATAAAAAGAAACGTGTTTTGTTTATCGAATGTAAGGTTTGTGAACGTTCTAGATTGTTACAGAGCCTGAGACCACATCAAAAAGCTTTTCATCATAAATACAGACAGATTATGAACGGACTATTTATCTTGCAACGATCCCTCAAAGAGAGATCGTTTTTTCTGTATAGATCGACAGATATCGACTTTCTTGCAGAAAATGGTGAATTTGCACCACTTTGCACGGTCCACGTGGGCCAACCATGGTCCACGATCAGCGAAATTTTGCATGAGTACCACTAGATACAGACATACCAATCCGCGAGACGCGAAAAACGTTGATAAATATAGCGTTTGGGTGGCCTATAACATATATTATGCAACAAATAACCTTAGGTACTTAGACCGAACGGTCCGAGGGTCGCGGAGATCGAGCACCGACCCCCAAAAATTTGGCCCCGGTCCGCATGGCTCTGGCCTTGTCCTGGCAACATACACACACTATAGGAGTAAAATATGCACATAGACTATTCAAAACTTGATCCAAACCAATTAAAGGCAATGGTATTGCTTAGAAGGAAGGTGGAACAAGAGCATGCACGTGGAAATTTCATGAGATTCGTAAAATCGGTGTGGCCTGAGTTTGTTGAAGGATCACATCACATTAGAATTGCAGAAAAACTTCAGGATTTTATGACAGGAAAGAACAAAAGATTGATAGTGAACATGCCCCCACGTCACACAAAAAGTGAGTTTGCCTCATTTTTATTCCCGGCATGGATGATGGGGCAAAATCCCCGGCTAAAAATTATTCAAGCGACTCACACAGGTGAATTAGCAATAAGATTTGGTAGAAAAGTAAGAAACTTGATGAACACCAAAGAATATAAAGGAATATTCCCTGATGTTACGCTAAGAACTGATAATCAGGCGGCGGGACGTTGGGAAACTAACCTTGGAGGTGAGTATTACGCGGCAGGTGTAGGTGGTGCGATCACAGGTCGTGGCGCTGATCTACTAATTATCGATGATCCACATAGTGAACAAGATGCTTTGTCTGAAAATGCAATGGATAACGCCTATGAGTGGTACACATCTGGTCCTCGACAGCGTATGCAACCAGGGGGAAGCATTGTTATCGTGATGACTCGATGGTCTGATAAGGATCTTACTGGTCAATTAATCAAAAAGATGGGAGATCTTAAAGCTGACAAATGGGATGTCATAGAATTCCCGGCAATTTTAGATGACGATGACGAAGATAAGAGAAAACCTATTTGGCCTCAGTATTGGAAGCTTAATGAACTAGATAAAGTGAAAGCTTCTCTTGTTCCAACTAAGTGGAGCGCACAATGGCAACAAAATCCCACGCATGACGGTACAAGTATCATTAAACGTGAATGGTGGAACATTTGGGAAAAAGAAGATCCACCTGAATGTGCCTTTAAAATTCAAAGCTATGATACAGCATTCTCAAAAAAAGAGTCTGCTGACTACTCAGCTATTACAACTTGGGGAGTTTTCTATCCTGAGGAAGGAGAAGAGACACATTTAATTTTGTTAAACTGTAGAAAAGGTCGTTGGGACTTTCCTGAGCTTAAACAAGTCGCAAAAGAAGAACTACGTCTCTATAATCCTGATGCTGTCATGATTGAAGCCAAGGCTTCAGGGACACCCTTGATACAGGAGCTACGGCGATTTGGTGTGTACGCGACAGCTTTCTCTCCGAACCGTGGTATGGATAAGCATGTACGATTAAATTCTGTTGCCCCTATTTTTGAAGCTGGTCATGTTTGGAGACCTGACATCGATTGGGCTGAAGAAGTACAAGAAGAATGCGCATCTTTTCCTTATGGAGAGCATGATGATCTTGTTGACGCAACCACCTTAGCCCTGTTAAGATATAGACAAGGAAGGTTCATTTCATTGTATGATGATGAGCCTGAAGAACCTATTGGAAAACGCAAATATGAATACTATTAAAAAATTAATTAATCCTGAAGATAGAAGACTAAAACAAAAACTAACACCGAAACAGATGATTTTTGTTTATGAATACGTACACAAAGTTTTACTCGGAGAATGTTCCGCTGCCGAAGCTGCGCGACGCGCGGGCTATTCACAAAATCGAGCACGTCAAACTGCTACTGATTTACTGAACCCTCATATGAATCCTTTCGTCGTGGAGGCCATTCATGAGATGAAACAAGATCTTCATCAAATGTATGGAGTATCGACAGCGTCTCACTTGGCCTCCTTAAAACAAATCAGAGAGGAAGCACGAGAACATAAACACTATTCGGCGGCCGTGGCTGCTGAAGTCAATAGAGGTAAGGTTGCTGGTTTTTACGATAACAAAGTTCAAACAGAAACTCCTTTAGAAAATATGAGTAAAGATGAGTTGGTAAAGATTTTAGAGAACTACGATAAGAATGGTATAACTCATGATACCAAACTCATTATTGATGATGATAAAGATGTGATGACAGGTAATTGAGATGGTAAAAAAAATAATTCATATCAATCAACACAAGATCCGATCGAATAAAAAACATGGATTAGAAGAACCTGTGATTACTTGCAAAACTTCTAAGTCAAACGATTACGCAAAGAATGTAGAAATTCTTGATAAGAATAATAATGTTGTTGCAAAAGTTATTTATAGTCCTACTAAACCTTTGTCCTGTGGTGCACGAGTTTGGATTGAGACTAATGAGAAAATAGTTTTAGACAATGGATTGTGTTTGGATAAGTAAATGATATCACTATTCAATGTAGCAAGACCAATAGCCATGAAAGCTTTACAGAATCCCGCGGTCCTCGGATCGTTGCTCGTGGGTACTGTGGGATCGCAACAAGCTAATAAAATACAGAACGAATTAAACTTAGGTAACATAACTTTAGATGATGTATACGATACTCTTATAAATTTTGCTGCGTCACCTGCGGTGAGCGCTTTAAGAGATACTCCTTCAGGAACTTTTTCTGCACCTGATTTAGGAGAAATAGAAAAAGAACAAGAACGAATGAGAGAACTAAATAAAAACATTACTCTTCCTTCGGAAATACCAATCGGACAAATTTTATCAACACCACAAACAACCACGGTCCCTGAACCGTTGATCACGCCTGATGTTCCTGAACAGAAGACAAAAGTAGAAGACGTAGGTTTTACAGAATCTAAACGAGATCCTTCTGATTTCATTATGACATCTGAAGATGTTCCAAAAGAACCAAAAGAGCGAAGTAAGTTTTATTACGAACAAATTGGACTAAAACAAAGACAAGAACCAGAAGATGCAATGTTAGAAGCCACTAGGTTTCATAGTGGAGTTTTAGCAAAATCTTTAGAAGATATCGGAGATTTAAGTCATCGAATAACAGAGGGTTCTCCTGGAGCTGTTTTAGAAAAAGTGAACAGACAAATTAAAATGTTAGAGGACCAAGACTATAGAATGCCTTTTTTAAAAAACCATGAACAAAATATTTTAGGGAATGCAAAATACAAAGATATGACAGTAGAGGAGTATAAAAGTAATTTAGACTCTCTTTT